ATTAAATGATTTATTATTTTATAGATTTATTGGAATTTTTTAAAAATAGCAAATTTGATAATTTTATAATTTGATTTATTTTCTTAAATCATTTGTAAATATTTTCATAATAATTTTTCTAGAATTATTTATTTTTATTCTCAAATATTAAATGAATAATAATAAATTTTAAATGAGATAATAATTTTAAAAAATATTTATTTTGAATTAATTTTTAGAAATTATTTTAAGAATTAATATTCATTTTTTTCACACAATTTTTATTGAAATATAAAAATTTAATAAAATTACAACTTAAAAGAATATCGAGATTACACTAACAATTTTTGTTTGATAAAAGAATATTTATTATACAAAATAAATTATTTATTATATAAAATAAATTATTTATTATATAAAATAAATTATTTATTATATAAAATAAATTATTTATAAAAATCAATTGATTTTGGTAATTTAACTTCTCCTCTAATAGCAATATAATTGGAATTTCCATAGTTTTTTTCTGAATCTAATAAATCAGTACATTTTTCATATAAGCATTCAAAAATTCTATATTCTCCACCAAAATTTTGGATCCATTTTTCATTGATTTTTGATATACATAATTTGGTTGCTGTTTCATAATTTAAGTTGGAAGTTTCTTTTTCAGTTATTTCTTTATAATATTTATTTCCTATGACAGTTATTTTACATTGATATTTTTCTTCAGATTTAAATAATAAACCATCTATAATAATGTTTGAACAAATCATGTTGATAATTTCTATAATTAATTTTATAAATCATTTATAAATTATGTATTAAATAATTTAAGATTTTTATTTATAAATCGTATTAATTAAATAATAAATTACAATTGAATGTGAAATAATATCAGAAATTGTTAAAAAGAAATCAGCTGTTATTAGAGGTCCTTTATATTCACTTGATGACCAATTTCTTATTCTTATTGCATAATAATGAATATTCCAATTATAAACATAAAAGAAATGACCGAATCCATGATATAAAGCAATTATTATTAATAAAAAGTTCCAATTTTCCATACAATAAAGGAAAGATAATTGTAAAGTTACTAAATCAATAATGAAATAATGACCATTTTTTTCTAAAAACTTCTCAGTAAATGGTTTAAATCCAGATAAAACGCTAAAATGTGCTATAATATGAAATATTTCTGAAAATATTAATATAGATTCAATTATTTCCATGTTTTCTGATAAAATAAAATTATAAAATGTTTATTATTTTTCGAAAAAAGATTTAAATGTTTTTTTAAAATAATATAATAAATTAAATTGGTTTTAAAATTAAATGAAATATATTTAATTGATAATTCATTTAATATATGTAAATGAAATGTCATTTTTTGAATGTAATTTTGATGAATAATGAGATGTATTAGCAATTTTATATATTGCTATAAAATCTATATAAAAAATGCCTGAAATATAAATTAATAAATCATTGGTATGTTTATCTGTGATTTCCTTTGTTTCTATATTAAACATTTGACTATATTTTACTAATAAAAATTTATGTTTATTATTTTTATATTCAATTCCCAATTTTTTATATAAAAATTGAATTGAATTATTAAAAACCTTAGTTAAATTTTCATCTTTAATCATAAGAGTTTTTCCATATACTTTTGCTTCTACTCTATCCAAAAAATAATAAAAAGATAATTTTAAATTTGGAGTAGTTTTTAGATATTTTAATTCTATTAAACTTGATGATTTAAATTTTTTTGAATTAATTTCATAATTTTTTAAAGATTTTTCAATATCTAACATATGAATATTTCTAGTTTTCGAATTATAATCAAAATATGATTCTAATTCCATTAATTCCAATTTTTCTATATCAATTTCTAATTTCTTATTTAATATTTGATCCATATTTTCATTTTTGTAAGCTGAAAACTTTCCATTAAATATATCTTTTGGTAAATTTATTCCTATTTTGTTTTTTGAATCTTGATTTAATATAATTTGAATATTGGCTGTTCCATAAATATTCTTTAAATTAGTTAAAATTTCACTAATTGATAAATTTTGAAAATTTTTACTTTCCCAAAAATCTACACGATTTTTAACAGAATCTTTTTCAAAACTAAATAAATATTTTAAACAAAGATGAAAATATGATATTTTTTCATATTTAGTTTTTTTATTTATGAATTCTTCATCTTTTTCATTAATTTCTTGTAATTTTATATTTGTTTTTTCAAAAAGAGTAGGAAAAGCTTTAAATAAATTATCTTCAATAGATAAAAAATAATCAATTTGATTTTCATTAAAAATCCATAATGAACAAGAGATAAAATCCAAAGTTCTAAAATCTCCCAAAAATGTATTAAAACTATTTTTAAAAGATAATTCTAAATTATAATTTTTTTTCTTATTTCTATCAAAACTTATTATATAATTAAATGGTAATTCATTTTTTGATAAATTATGTAATCTTTGAACATAATGTATTGGCAATGCTAAAAATGAGAATCCCTTTTTTAAATATTTAACATATCTTAGAGGAGTTGTTTTTATATTTAATTTTCTTATTGTCATTGATTGTAATGATAATAAGCAATCTAATGTACAAAACCATCCATCTGCATTACAATAACATTGTACACAATCTAAATCAAAATTGCTAATTACTCTATATTCCGATATATTATTTGTGAAAATCCATTGAATTTGCATTTCAGTAACACAATTTACTAATGTAATAACATTATTATCTTGTATAATAATGCAATGTTCATTATTTTTAGAACATTCTGATATAATGGATTCTATCATATTTTCTAATATTTTCTTATATTCTACATGTTCATTATCTGGATCAAATAATACAAAGAAATCCAAATCTCTTGGCACTTTTTGTAAAACAGTTTTACATCCCAAATACAATGCACTTCCTCCGGCAAGAGTCATTTTATTCCAATCAATACAATAATCTGGAATTCTTGAATTTTTCAATAAAATATTTAATCTTTCCTTGTATTCATTTAAATTATAAAAAATACTATCACTAATATTATATGATTTCATTGGGCAATCTAAAAATGGTACTAATTTTGTTGGTTCATAAATGACTTTTTCCAATTTTTGAATTGATAATAGTTTCAAATTGCAATATATTTCTTCATTTAATAAAATTTTAGATAAACTAGTTTTTTTCTTTCCTATTTTATAAATTTCATCTGGAACTTTAATTAATAAAGTTAATAAAAATCTTTTTTCAAAATATAATTGCCATTTTTCAATAATATCTTTACGATTATCATTATTAACTTTTTTCCAAAAGAAATCTTCATATAAATATCTAAATCTTTCATTAAAAAAACTTGAAATATCATTAAAAGATGGTTTTAAATTTGTTTTTAACAAATAATCTATAACAAAATCATCTTTATCAAAGCAATGAATCCATATCATTATATTTTTAATATTTACTGCTTCAAATATATTTAATTTTAACCATTGATCATTAATCCATTTTTCACTTTCAAGATTTCCACCTTGTCGAATAAAACAACTTAAAATAATTAAGACGGATGATTTATAATCATTATCTATATTTTCAAACTTTATACTATTTGATTCATTTCTATATAAATAATATTTCATTGCTAATTTCCATAATTTTTTTAATTTAAAATTGTCGTAATTTATTGGAATTAAATATAATTTAATATCGTATTCAAATATATTATTTTCTGGAATACCATTTGAATCAAATAAATCATAAAAATTTTGATGTTTTTTAATTATATTTAATGGTAATTTCTGTTTAAAAATATAACCATCATCTAATTTCCATTCAATTATAATCTCTTGATTTTGTTCTATTTCCATTTTTCTGAAATAATTTTAAATAACATTTTTTATTTTTTTAAAAAAAATTAAAGATAAAAATAAATGATTTATAATTTTGATTTTATTTTAATATTGAAAGATTTTTTTGGTTTTTTTATTAAACAAGTTTCAAAATCTGAAATATCTATCCATTTTTCATTTATTAAATTATCTAAATCATTTAATTTTGCAAATTCAATGGCTCTTTCAATTTCTGAATATTTCCAACAAAATTGTGATTTTTCATTTTTATTATTTTTTATAAAATTCATTTATAAATAAATTAATCTATTCATTTAAAATCTATTTATTAATTTAAAATATATAAAAATATATTTGTTTTAAATGGCTAAAAAATAGAATTATCATCTTAAAACAGATAAATAATTTGGAAAAAAAATTAAAATCTATTTTTTAAATCATTTATAAAACATTTATTAAATGAAATATAATATAATTTATCTATTATCAATCTTATTTTCATTATGTTATTCACAAGGTTATTATATTATCATATTATAATTGTTATAATATTTAGATGCTTTAATATGTAATGGAAATTTAACATCATATAATTCAACTCAAAATCAATTACCAACAATTTGGGATGGAGCATCTATTGTATTTACAAATTCATTAAATCAGGATGAATTATGGATTATTGGTGGAAGATATTCAATAGTTCCGCAAGATCCTCTATTTAAAATTAATTTAGGTAATTCAATTCTTCAATTAAATAGTTCAAGTTACTGGAATTTTAACAAATATATCATTTCCATTTAATTATATTCCTGGATTTTTACCTATAATTTCAAAAGATAATTCAAGATTATATGTTTTTGGTGGAAGCGGTAGTTTTTCTATTACAAATTCATCGTTAATAACATTTGATGCTAGTAATAATTTTATATAATTTATATAATAATTTTTAAAAGATTCTAAAATGATAATTCCAACGTTCAATGGAATTTTTCTACAAAACCTACTTGGTTCATCACTTACATTTTTCAATTATAGTATTGACAATAATTCAGAAAGTGGATTTATTATATATGGTGGTGAAAACAATACAGGATTAGCTAATAATATTATATATAATCTCGATGTTAAATCTTTTCCAATAATTCAAGTTTCTATAAGAAATCAATCAATTTTACAACCTCAAGGAAGAATTGCTCATCAAAGTATATTTTATTCTAATGGAAGTTATGCAAAAATATTTATGTTTGGAGGATATTTTTTATCTTCTGGATTGTTTACAAATGATTTTTGGACATTCGATCTTATTTCAAATAATTGGATTCAATTAAATCAACGAGTTCCACCATCTAGAGGAGCATTTATTTGGAATCAGTTTAGAGAAAGTTCATTTATTTTGTATGGTGGTATTGATTTGGAATCCACTATTATTTATAAAAATGATTTTTGGAATTTTGATGCATCTATTGAACAATGGATTCCATTAACATTTTCAAATAACCAATACACTTTAGGATGTTATTATGGATTGGAAGGACCTTTTGGTGGATATTCAAAAATAAATGATAGTTTATTTATTTATGGTGGAAATAATGAATTAATTACATCTATGGGAGAAGCTCAAATTCCAACAAATTTTATTTGGAGCGTAAATTTGACTTCCTTTCCAAATAATAACAATAATGCAATTTTGCCAACAAATATTATTTATTCCGTTTTTGTTTCACAATATGTTATTTTAAGTGGATCTATAACAATACCTGCAATTGGATTTCCTGCATTAAATGGTGAATCTGGACAATATGCATTATTTTCTGCAAATGTTGGATCAATCTTTTCTACTACATTTGATTTTTCTTTAGGATTTGTTGAATTTGATCCTAATGCTTATTGGAATTTTGATTTTGTATTTCAATCAAGTGATGAATGGTTATTTTATGCTACATTATTGAATGGTACACAAATATTTATTGGATCTACAAATAATTCTATTCCATTTATTAATTCTATTCCATTTAACAATTCAACGTATAATAATCGTAATAATTCATTTTATCAATTTAATTCTTTAAACAATTATCTTGTTTCTGATTTTTCTAATTGGACAAATTCAAATTTGTTTTTAAATCAATCTACTATACCATTCATACCAATAACAATAAAATCAAATAGACTATCAAATAATACAAATGATTTACCTCATGTGAATGTCTCAACATTAGTTATAAAAGTTTGTGTAAGGTGTTCAGTGGCAGTTACTCCTCCACCAATTGTGCCAACACCAGATGTAAGTTCTGGATGGGGATTATATACTATTATTGCTGTTGTTATTGGATGTGTTGGAGGATTTTGTATTATATTGGCAATTGTTGGAATTTTAACTATGAGATTTCATAAAAGAAAAAGAAAAATGGAATTAGATCAAAGTTTGCCAAATGAATTATTAAACCATTTAATTGAATTGCATCCAGTAAATGATGTTATAATATCTAGAAAAATATCTAGTGGAAATTATGGAAATATATATTTAGGAGTTGCGTACAATGGAAGTGCTAGAGTTGCATTAAAAAAGTTAAAAATAATAAATGTAAATTCTTTATTAAAAGAATTGGAAATTTTGGTCTCTCTAAGACATCCAAATATTGTACAGTTTTATGGTACATTCTTTCTCGAAAATGAAGAAAAGAAAAAGGAAATTTATTTAGTAATGGAATTTATTGAAAAAGGATCTATATTAGATTGGATAAAATCAACAACAAAAATAATAAATAAGAATATTGAAATTTCATATGATCACAAAGAATTTATTCCATATGGAGATAAAGAATTTTTACGTGATAAAATTAAAATATGTATAGATATATGTAAAGGAATGATATATTTACATTCTATTGATATAATTCATGGAGATTTAGCTGCTAGAAATATATTAGTTACTGAAAATAATAATGCGAAAATTTGTGATTTTGGATTTTCTTTAAAAAAAGATCATTTAAGAAATTCATTTCACAAAGATTTAAAATTGCCAATTCGTTGGTGTTCACCAGAAGTTTTATCAAAAGGGGAATATAGTAAATATTCAGATATTTGGAGTTTTGGAGTTTTAATGTATGAAATTTTTACAAATGGTCTTGTACCATATTCAGAATTACCTCTTGAAGTAATTTATGAAAAAATTATAAAAGAATCTTATATAATGGAAAAACCAATAGAAATAAATGATCAATTATGGTCAATAATGTTAAAATGTTGGAATAAAATACCATCTGAAAGATCTTCATTTATAGATTTGGCAAAAGATTTAATGTATATAAAAGTTGATCTAGAATTAAATTTATTAGATAATTCAAATAAAAAAATTGAAATATCAGAAGAAATATTGGAAAAATCACAAAATAAAATTAAATTAAATGAAAATTATTATCATTCACCAATACCAAATGGAATACCAATTCAATATATAATAGATTTAAAAACAAAACCAATGAATGAAACTTATCATTTATCACCAATTTCAAAAAATCAATCAAAAAATGAATCAAAAAATGAATCAAATAATAATAATTATCATACTTCTCCATATATTAAAAATGATTACGGAATAAATTACATAAATAAATTCAATAAAAAACAAGAAAATGAAAATGATTATGAATTAACTCCAACTATTATTCCTTATTCAGATTATAAATTATAAATTATAAAAAATAAAAAATTTATTTTATTGAATTGAATTATATTTATACTTTGTTTTTAATAATTAATTTTTTTTAAAAAAAAATAAAAAATAATTAAGATGATTCCAATATTTTTTCAATTTCTGGATCTTGACAAATTTTGCATTCGTTGCATTTTTTTTCATTTTTTTTGTTTTCTTTATGAATTTGTAAATCCGAAACATAAGATGATAGAATATTTCTAGATTCTTTTTGTTCTACTATTTTTTCAGTTTCAAAATCAAGTCTTTTTCTCAATTGTAAAAGTGAATCTTGATTCATTTCTGATTGGTTTGTTTGAAATTGTTGTTGATTCTCTTCAATTACTTGAAAAGTAGATGGAGTTTCCATAGAATAAACAGTTTGATTTGATTGATTATAAGGAACATTTTGATTATAAATATTATTATTATTTTGATTAATATAATAAATATTATTATCATTGATTTGAGGAACAAGATAATTATTTTGAATTGGTATTAATTGATTATCATAGTTTGTATAATTATATAAAGTATTTTCCACAATTTTTGGTTTCAATTCATCTGGAACAACTAATTTTGATCTAGATGGTTCATGAAATTCTTTTACTTTTTTCTTTTTTGGTTTTGTAGAATTTATTTTTTTTCCTTCTTTTTGTAAAAGAATTGCTAATTCTTCTGTGATGAAAGCAAATGGATCAAAATTTATAATTGCTTCATTTGGTCCTCGATCTATCCAATCATATTTAAAAGGTATTGGTTGTTCATTAATATCAAGTACTTGAATTATTTTCTTCGCAGAATCAATTTTTTGACTAACTGAATATGATTTAATTATTTTTTGAATTGAATCATCTTTTATTCCGAAGAATTCTGTCCCAGAAATTTGTGTTTGACTTAAAATTTTTTTGTTAGGCGATAATAAATTTAATTTTTGATTAAAAAGAGTTGCAGCTTTTGAGGAAGAAGCTGCAAAAGCACTAATTCCATATCCAGAAACAAGATATATTGGATATTGATTATAAAATATAGAAATTGCACACAAAATTGTTTCAGAAGGAATTGACATTTCTCTTAAAACTTCAAATTCGGGTTTTTTCGTACTTACGAAACCATTACAAATTACTGCATCTCTTTGTATCATTATTTGATCAGTAAGTCGAATTATTTGTAGAGTTTTTCTTTGAATAGGTAATATACAAAGTCCATACTCATCTTGTTTAATATCATGTATAGAAAATCTTATTCTTTGTGTACTATCTTCAACTTTTTTCTCTGATTCTTTTTCTGGTTGATTTTCAGTATCTTTGACTTTTTTTTTATATGTTCTTTTTACTTTGTTCATCTTTTGTGGATCCATAGTTGTTCTTGGCAATTGTTGTTGAATAATTTGTGTTTGATTAACAATTTGTGGTTGATTATAATTCTGATTCAAAATATTATTATCTGAAATAGGTGCGCTTCTATTTATCAATTGAGGATTTTGTTGATATTGCTGCTGATATTGTAATTGTAATTGCTGTTGCTGTTGATATTGTTGGTATTGGTATTGTTGCTGTTGTTGTTGTTGGTATTGTCGATATTGTTCGATTTCATAATTATTTTGTATAAATGGAATATTATTTAAATTGTTATTATTTAAATTATAATTTTGTTGTTCATTATTTAAATTTTGATTAAATGATTGATTAGCCAAAACAGCAGATGTAGATTCTGTAGCATTGGGTAAATCATCAGCGATATCTTCGTTTTGATTAACAAGGCCTGAATTGACAACTGAAAATAATGGATGATCCCAAAGAATCTTTGTTAACTCCGTTCCAAGAGTATATCCATCAGTTGGATCAGCTATACCAGTTCCATATTCAAAAAATTCTGAGCTATATAGGTTGGCCATTACACCTTTTTTTAATTGTTTACTATGAAGGAATTTGATTTAATTGAATGAATAAAGGCGATAGATATTCGTTAAAGGTGGATAGTAGTAAACTGGTAAAAAAAAGGATGTTTGAAAGAAATGATTTATCTCCTTTTTGTTTTTGAAAAAAGTGAAAAAACTCGCTTTGAAATCCAACGTTCCCAAACCGACATAATTTAAATGATTTAAATTTTATTTTGATGGACATTTGTCAGTTTTCGAAATTTGAATTTTTAAATGATTTAAAATTTTGTGTTCATTGAAAATATTTTTTAAATGAAATTTATTTTTTTTGTATTAAACCAAGTTTTTAAATATATTAATATCCAATTTGGAAATAGAGATCTTTTTATATAAATTATTTTTTCGAATGAATTATCTATATTTGATTTTAATTGAAATTCACATAATTTCTTAAAATTATATAGTTCTTTTGATATATTTATGTAATCATTATAGTTTAATATTTGTTTTGAATAAATATATAATATTGTTAAATTATTTAATTCTTTTAAATGATTTAATGTTAATAGTAATCTTAAATTTTGTACATTAATCTTTAAATATTTAATTTTTGGTAAGTATAAATGAATATTTTCATAATCAATTATATTATTTGCTTTTAATGAAATTATATTAGAAAAAAATGATAAATCATTTAAATTATATGGCATTAAACCATTCATTATCGATAATTTTTGTAATTTATATAAATGATTTAAACCAATAACATTTGATAAATTTTGTATTTTCAATATTTTTAAATTATTTTCTTTGGATATATTTATTTTTGTATTTAAAATCTGTAAACTAGTTAAATTATTATTAACATGATAAATTTCATCTGAAAATATAGATCCTGATATTATTCTTATTGATTCAAGATTTGTTAATTTTTCCAAAATTGAAATAATTTCATTTTTTTCATTTGTTTTCGTATTTATATTTAAAATTTTCAAATTCTTCAATAATGGAATAAATGAATTTTCTTTTTTTAATAAATATTTTCCGCCAGTAATAAATAATGTTGTAATATTTTCAATATATTTCCAAGTTTTTAATTGAGTTATTAATAATTGATCAGTTGAATCATCTGAATATCCATTAAGTTTTATTGATTTAAGATTTGGTGAATCTTTTAAAAATAAAGATAGACTCAATAAATCAATTTTTTCTCTCTTATATGAAAAATATTTTAAATTAAATGATCCTTTTAATTCAATATATCCACGATAATTTCCTCTAAATAATTTTAATTTTTTAATTTCCAATTTTTCATTATCATTCATATTTTTATATATTATATAATTATTATGAAAGCATTCTTTTATTAATTCTTTATATATTTCATTCCAAGATTTATTAATTAGGAATAGTTTTTCAATAAAAATATACTCTTGACCAATAAATTCAAATATTTGTTTTTTAATTTCAAATGGTAAATCACAAAAATATATCATTTTTTCATTATTTAATTCAAAAATTTATTAATAGAATTTATTAATAATTTTTTTTTAGATCTAAATTTGACTAATTTTTTAATAAATAATTATTTTAGTATGAAAATTAGGAAAATTTTATTTTTATGAAATGGGTAAATATTTTTCTAAAAATAAAAAAATAGATAATATTGATAATTATATGAAACCAATAATTGATACAAAAGTTTTAAAAAAATTACAAAAAAATAAAAGAAAATTAAATAATTTAATAGAAAATAATTTATTAGAAAATATTTTCCCACCAATTATAATATCAAATAATCCAGAATTTGAATTAAATTATAAATTATCAAAAAATGATTATATAAAAGAATATTCATTAACTTATTTTGTGGGAAGAAAAACATATATAATAAAATCATCAAATCAAACTTTAAAATTATTTCATTGGGATTGTTGTGGAAGTCGATTAGAAAATCATTTACCAAATGTTATACATGAAAATGAATATATATCATTTCATCATTTTTCAAAAAATAAAAATATTATATGAATATTTTT